GAAGAGAAGAAGAGGGATTCATGAATCCTAAGATAGCCTCAGCAGGAACTGCTACTTGTGTACCAGCGCGGAACTTCATAACCATTCTTACGTTGTCTGATCCATCAGTTACGCTCATATCTACAACCTTAACTTCGTTGAAATCTGAAACAGTGTCAGTACCGAAGAAAAGATTCTCAGGCTTAGCGAACAATGCTACGTTGTCAGGAATACCTGGGCAAACATAAATCTCGTATCCATCGAACATCAATGGGTAGTTCGAAGCAGCGTTGAACTGTTGCAAATATCCCAAAGCTGATAAAGCTTGACGGTATAATTGTGCAGTCTTACGGTTTACGTAAAGCTTAACAGAAGCATCACCAATCAATGTTGCAGGAAGTGCAGCCATCAAAGTCTCAAGAGATGCAATTACGTTAGAAGCAGTGAATGCGTTAGCGAAGTCTACATCAGGAGTACCACTCTTAGCAGTATCCAACACTTTCAAAATTCCATTGAAAGAAGTATAAGAAGAGCTCTCAAAGTTACCTTGCCACAAAGTGTACTCGATGTTCTCAGCTACTTTACCTGAAAGGTGCGCGATTAAGAAATCAGCGAAGTTAGCAGGGATAGTATCGTTGATAAATCCACGTCCAGTTTGAGCCGCTTCCCAATCTTTTGCGAATTGGTCCTTACACACTTCAACGTTTACCTTAAGGTCTGTAACTGTAAGAACACGCTCAGCCAAAGTCAATGCAGAGTCAGCGTTATCGAAGTCACAACCCCAAGCCTTAACGATGCTTGTAGAAGACAATGTCTTAAGTACCATTTTGTACTTTACATTCTCCTTAACGGTTACGTAGTTGTTAGCAATAGTGTCTCCTGACAATACTGCTGCGCTGATATACGGCAGAGCTAACTCGCCAGCATATGAGCTTGAAGAAATGGTTAAATTAGATGCCATTTTTTTTGTTTGTTTTTATGTTTGTTTTTATTTGAGTTTAGTAATCATAGCGTAGGCACGTTGTTGTGCTGTCATGCGAGACATGTCTACGTGTTGTGTTGGTGCTGTTTGACGAGCTTGCTTAACAGTTACTGCTGCCGGTGCTTGTGAAAGCTCAGTAATCTTAGCCTCAGCTGCACTTAACTTAGTTTCGAACTCAGTAATGATGTTCTTAAGTAAGCCTTCTACTTGCTCTTTAGAGTAAGTCTCAGCTACTTCTTGTTCTACAGTAATCTCTACTTCAGGCTTCTCTTCTTCTACCTCTTCAATAGATGCGATTACTCCACTTGCTACAACAATCTTTTTGCCGTTGTCTAAAGTGTACTCACCATCTGCTAAAGGTGAAGGATTGCCGTCTGCATCCATTACGAATATCTCTACTCCCTCACCCCATTCGGCAGCAGGTGAATAGATCATAGTGCCATCAGCTAAAGCACCCTCTGCCATCATCTCAACCTTTGCAGGCTCAGCAGCAGGAGTCTCTTCTACTGACAATTTCACCCCATGCTTACTAAGCGCTGGAGCGAACTTTTCTAAAATTTCAGAAATCATGTTCATGTGTTATAATTATTAGTGGAAAAAATTACAAATTCGTTTCAAGTGCCTGAGCCAATTCAGCCAATAGCTTCTCTAAGTCTTTCTCTTCTACGTTCTTCTCAGTTAGTGGGGTAAACCATCCCTCAATAGAAAAGCCTTTAACCTCGCCATTCTTTACAGCCTGCCATGTAGCATCATCATCTACCTTAACCCCTATCATCCACGTACCATCAGGAAGTTCAAAGCCGTAGTTATCTCCCTTATCTGCACCGAACTTAATCCATGACTCAACAACAGTTAAGTTGTTTACAGGCATTTCATGCTGGATAGTGTGATTGTGGTGCATGTTTCTCTTTAAGAATTCCTGAGCAGTTTGCTCTATAGTCTCTTTAGAATAAGTGATAAAGTACTTCTCACCATTACCATCGTAACGCACTATAGGCTGATTAGGAATCAATGCAGGTCCGTAAAGCATGCGCTTCTCTCCATCTTCTACGCGAGCTAACATTAGATTCTGCTTACTAAGTGCTACAAAGTCTACCATTATAGCAGGCTCACTAACTAAGCTTACAGCGTAAACCCCCATGTTAGAATCCTCTTCGCCTAAGCCGTATTCAATCAGTTTTAATTTATCATTCATAGGTTTCATTTATTTCAAATAGTATAGCGTTAATCACTTCATCTATTATGAGCTCAGTATCCTCAAGCTCTGCCTTATCAATTTCAGATAAAGCATTTCTCACTCCTCTCTCTACGCACTTTTTAAGTAGTGGAAAGTTTGCCATATTTGTTATAAGTAAGATTGGTCAATAATCTTTTGACGTGCTTCTAATGCATTGGCTACATTACCTGCTAACACATAAGTCTCTACTGTGCCAGGTGCGTTGTTCATCATATTAGCTCCGCTAAAGTCAATGGCCGGAGCATTGCCCATTCCTGACGGAGCAGTTAGGTTGCCTCCATTAGGCGAAGGCACGCTGCCATTAAATTGAGTTTGATTAATCTTAACTATGTTGGCTATGCCTGCTGCTGCTAATGCTGCTGCCTTAACGAAGTTCATACCTGTTAACTGATCTTGTGGCACTGCTAACTGTTGTACAATACCTGAAGCCATGGCTATAGTAGCCTGCGCTTTCTGAATATTTTTATTACGTTCAAAAGTCTTGCGCTGGCTTGCCTCATCTCCTTTAGCCGCTGCCTCGTTTAATGAGCTTAATGCATCAAGTGCAAGGCCTGCCATCTCAAAATTAGCTTGGATATTAGCCATGCGTAGTTCTGCTTTTTCTTGCTCTAATTTTTTAGCATCTTCTAATTCTTTTGCTGCTAAGATTGCATTAGCCTCATTACGTTTCTCTCTTGCTTCTTTCTCCTCATCTGCATATTTCTTTTGAATATCAGCAATCTGCTTTCTCAAATTCTCGGCTATCATAGCCTCTGCTGCCGCATCTTCCCCTGCTAATTTGTAAAGCTCTTCACTTGCCTCAATGGCTGTAGTAATCTCTTTCTCTAATGCAGATTCTTGAAGTGCTTGCATTGCTTTGTACTTAGCATCTTCTGCCGCTATCTCTGCATCTCTTCTTTCTTGGTAAAGTTTCTTTGCAGCATCTAATTCATCTTTCGCTTTCTTTATTGCATCTTCTGCTAACTTATCTTTCTCTTTTTGAGCATCACTATCTATCTTTTTAATAGACAGTTGAAAGCCTGCATAATCACTTTCCATCTGAGCAATCTCATGGCGCTGCTTATCTAAAGACTCTTTTAATTCTTTCTCTTGTGCTACAGGATCAATTAAAAATTCAGCAGCCATCTTACTCCCCATCTCGGTAAGCTTGGTGATTTCCTCATTAAGATTAATAGCTGTTATCTTTCCAAAGCCTAATGTTTCAGATACCTTATTTGCAGTAGCTAACACAATGTCAATAGGAGCTACCAATAATCTTAATCCAAGTGCACTTAATTCTAATGAGCCTCTAATAATCTTCTCTAATATCTGAGCATTACGTGCTCCTGCTTCTATCTGATTCTTAGCCTGCTGCTCTTGAATTTCTAAATTTACCTTCCCACTTTTGATAGCACTTTGTAATCCTGCCATCTTAAACTGCAGAATTTCTTTCTCGCTCTTGCCCTGAAGCCTTAATGCATTCTCTTGTAGTAATGAATTATCATAAGCTTTCTTAGCCGCCTCAGCTTGAGCTTGTGCATTCTTTGCTACTTGCCTCTGCTGTTCGTTAATTCCAGTTAATGCCGCTTCAAAGTCAGGAAAGAATTTAATAATCTTATCAAAGTTCATAGCAATACCTACAATGACTGCACCTATTGCTAAAAGCGGATTGGCTAAGATGGCTTTTCCAATTGCCTTGAATGCGTTGACTCCAGCATCAGCCATTGACTTTAAACCTTTGCTAATATCTTCAGGCTTGAGCCTTGCCAAGTTGCCGCTAACTAAATTTAGTGATTGGCTTAATCCTTCAAAGTCTAAGTTAGCAATCTGCTCACCCATCAGCCCAAATGATGCACGTGCTCCCTCAATAGCAGGCCCTGTATTACCTTTTACTGCATCGGCTGCATCATTCATCCTATCCTTAAGCTCACCCATCTGAACGGATAGCTCTTGGAATTTCTTAGTGCCTGGATCGAATTGGTCTTGTTGTTTTTTCAGTTCAGCATATTGCTGCTTCAAAGTCTTGGTAGATTTCTCTACCTGCTCCGTTGACGTGTTGACCGCCTGAAGCTCTTCATTGATATCTGCTAAACCTGTAAATGTGCCCTCATCATCAAATGTGAGCTTTAATATCATGTCTTGTGTAGCCATTATAGTGCGCTATAAATTGTTAATCCGATTAAGCTTACCCCTGTTATTAAGATAGTGTAATTAATAGCCCTTATTTGCCACACCTTTAGCCTCGCGTGATGGAGGCCACTTGCTTGCTTAAATTCTTGACTCTTGCCAGGTACTCCTGAGCGTAGTAAAGTCATACTAAATATAATGTCTTGGTGAGGATTTGTCATATTATAGGTGTACGTTGGAATTTAGTTTGAGTGTATTGGAATGTCGCGCTGATTACAGCAGTCTTGCCTGTATGCTTGCACTCTAAGTAAGGTGCTATCTTATTGCTCACTATGGGCAAGTGTAACACGAATGAGTTAGATGAAAAGCCATTCGTGAATTCATGTATCTTGTGAGGAGTAGCACTGTAGTGTGTTACCTTGTCGCGCCATACCATGCAGCTATATTCAACAGCCGCCACCTTGCCTGTGAAGTCAGTAGTGCCATAGTTATATTCAAGCACTGAAATGTAAACCTTAACAGCCCATACACTCTCTGTAGGCATAACTAATACACCATTGTTAATGCCATCTATAAATAGATTTACATTAGTTGGATTGCTTACCATATTACCCAACCCCATTAGCTGAATAAATCCATGTTGGCTTCTACCTGGTATAGTTGTTCCAAAGTTTGAAGTACCATCATACCAAGTACCCCCACCAAAGTGCACACCTCTTACATCAGCTTCTGCCCATCGGCCCATTACTGTTGTGCCTTCTAAGTTAGGCCTGATGAAGTTGCGATAGCCCATGGCCTGAGAGTAGTTATTGTTAGGGCTAATGCCATGCCCTAAGCCACTAACAAAGATGCGCTCGTTATTATTCTCAATCTCTGCACGAACTACATTGCCCATTCCGGTAGCACTCTTTTGATTACCACTTGTGTTAGTGATATTGCTACCACCAACAGCGTTAGGTGAGCTAATTACTCCGCTTGTTCCATTTGTAGCAGTAGATGCGTAACATCTGCCTTTAACGCTGCTCCATGTATAGCCGTAATATTCACAGCATGTTTGTGATCCGTAGCTTGTCTCCCCATCGTAATCTAAAAACTCTACTGCTCCTGTGCTTACATTGATTGTAGATGGAGTGAACTCACATAGCGCTCCGATGTCAAGTAAGCGAATAAGCTTGCACTTAGTTACTTGCTCATCTGCTACAATGTAATCAGTTAGCTCAATTACTCTCCACCAAGAATCTTTAACCCAAATCTTATCATTAAACTTTAACCCAAATACATCGGTTACAGATAACTTAAAATAAGCCTCCATTATCTTCTGCTCATCATCGTAAAGCTCAGAGATATACTGCCTCCAATATCTATCAAATAAAGTTTTTAAAGGCATAGCCTCAATTGGATGCGGAGGGATTTCTTGCCCGAAGTTTAGATCATCAGTGCCTATCTCAG